TATCAGCGGTGTCATTTACAAACTTGTTAATCCTAGATTTATCAATTTTATTAGGGTCATCACGCAAATTATGATATAAAGCAATGAGCACCGATAGGTTGGCTATTTCCTTACCGTCAACTTTAGACGACTTCTTAGACTGAATAATTTTGCGCAAAAGCTCCCTATCATCTAAAGCACTGATGTCTCCTGAACGAAGCATCGGCGTGAGTATACTTAGTGGGACAGTTTTAGTAGAGGTAATAACATTCTTAAGAGCACCTACAACAGCCGCCCTATTATTCCACCGGCCGTATCTATGGTCCCAGACATCCCTAACATCTTCCAACAGTTTATCAAAACTGTCAGCATTTGCAAATTTCCCAGTGAAATCGCTAGTAATGCTAGGGAGCCTTTCAGTCCACCCTTTAACATCTTTAACGGCGTTTTCAAGAATTCTTTCTGAAAACGACATTAGATACTTTTCGTCACGATTCTGAGATAACTCATAGCTATCAGCTATAGCTGGTGATATCTTTCTAAGAAGACCATAATATTTATTCCCAGCATCATTCAATTCTTTAATGAGCTTTTTCTTCCTAGCTATGGTCTCTTCATCCAGTTCGGTTTTCTCTTTTTCACCAGTATCCCTCTCCTCCTTCTCCTCTTCAGATTCCGCTGATAATTCTAACCCAAGATTTTTACTAATATCACGGTCCAGTTTACGAACCATGTCACGTAGTTTACTCGCAGCCAGTTCCCACTGGTCCGTAACACTTAGCACTTTATAAATAAATAATAACTTCGCTAACCGCAGAACTTCGGCATCACTTAATTCAGCGTTTTCTTTAATTTTAGCAACCGTTTCGTCTGTCTGGAAACCCCTAGACCCGAGAACGTCCCGATCAACAAACTCAGCTAGATAATCATATAAATCGCCAAGTAATAAGTTACGGTATTCAACCTCTTTACTGTGGTCACTACCAGCAAAATCTGTAATATCCTCCGGATCAATATCCGATAGTATATCTTTGAAAGCCGAATCGAAGGTTCCTCCTTCTATCGCCTTATCGATATCCTCCGATAGCATCGTGTCAGGAGGTTCTTCCTCAATATCAACATCGGACGACTTAGGCCCCACCGACTCAAGTTCTTCCTCGATATCAACATCGGACGATTCAAGCTCCACCGTCTCAGGTTCCCCCTCAATGTCGACGTCAGACGACTCAAGGTCCATCGTCCAGGGTTCTTCCTCGATCAATACCTCCTCTATCGGTCCTTCGAAATCTTTAGCTATCGCTTCTTCCGCCGCGTTAGATAACACGGGAATCCGATCCTGAATATCTGCTATTTCCCTAAGCAGCTCATCTTTGGAAAATTCATCGATCGCTTCCTGAGTGTGGGCGTACAAATTGTCGATGTTAGGATCGACAATACTAAGCAACTCAGCGTGCAGTTTAACGAAGTCAGCCAGTATACGTCTTAAATCAGCAACTTCATGATCAGTAAGATTAGCTATTGTATCACCGGACATAACCCGGTCAAGTTGTTCTCCCAAAGCATAATCGCTAAGATCGATACCTAAAGACTCAGAATCAGCAGCGATAATGGCGGCAATCTTAATTATATCAACAGCACTTCTACTCCTATTAGACTTATCCTTATCCTTCTCCGCTAAGTCCGAGGTTAGATCTGGGTCATCTTCTTTAACTCGCCTACGCCTATTATCGTACTTAGGAGGGCCTCTTTTAGTGCGCTTTCTGCTTGGAGGCGGCTTCTTATTTATAAGACGCTCCGCCTCCTTCTCTTCTTTTTCATGCTGAGATAAAGAACTATCGCTAACAATAACTGACGCCATTTAAACAAACAACAAAAATTAAGAGTTAAAAACTACTCTCCGCCAAACCTATCACCCTCTTCTTCCTTAAGTTGGAGCCCAAGATTAGCAGCAATCTTTTCTGCTACGTCGGAATCACTGGCCAGTTTATCCCCAACCGCGGATAATAACGCACGAACCAACTCATTGAACGTCGAATCCTTTGGAGTAAAGAGATCTTTCCTAAGCTCGTCATGTGCGTCATCAGGGTCGATGTTCAACAACTCGTATATATACGATATGGGCATTGAACCCTTCTGGTATAAGTTATACATGAAGTCTTGCAGTTCTGTGTTATCACGAAGAGCAAGCCTCGTGAATTGCAATTTCGGGTATAACAACACCTTATTACCGAATTCGTCCTCTTCCCAAAAGCCCTTCTTCTCCGCAACAGGCGCGAAGAGCATCTCTTCGACAAATGTGGCAACAGTTTCCCTATATAATAAATACATAGTATTCATTACATCAAGATGAATACGCTCTCCAGCATAAGTGCTCTCTCCAGTCAGCATAGACTCGGTAATACGCAAACCGATAAACAGCAGTTTGTTAGTGACATCATACTCATTACCAAGATCTAGAAGACGATCCCTCGCCCCAATCTCATCCCAGTGAAGCTCATAATTCACTACAATAGAGAAATCGGGGTCTATAAGCGCCTGATCTATCTGAGCACGTACATTTTCAACGTCAATCTCGCTCATCTTATCTGCCCAGATTACGCGTTTCGGCGTCATCGCACGCGACGCTATCGACGTCTGAGCTTGACGGAGTTTATCCCGGAAGAGCAACGTTCTGAGGCAACGTTCTAATATTGATATGCCTCTGTCATCGTAGGGTGACTTCTTGTGAGCCAAATAATAACAAAAAGATGAGCATAAAAAATCATCATACGGACTGGTATTCAACGGAATAGGTTGCCCATTCAATAAGTTATCCCTTATATCCCGCGGTATATCATCAGCAATCTTAGCAGCTTCCGGGTCACCTTGCTCTTCCGCTCTCAGAACAACAAGTCTGTCCTTCTCGCTAGGGATAAGCTCCATCCTAGTACGATTAGTATATTGAAATACCTCCAGTTTGACCTGTTCTGGAGGTAAGATTGTAACACGCTGCCATCCCTGATAATGCTCCTGAACGTATTTCTTTATAGCAACCTCCCTCTCTTCAAGAGGCTTCAGATTCCTGGTAACCTCAACTCTCTTGGTCGGACGACCAGCATAGTCTATCTCACCAATTTCTTCTTCGGTAATATCCATGATCAGTTCCTCCGGAATATCCGGAGCAACGTCATGATCCTCCATGAAAAAGAACACCCCTCCATGAAGCCAATACTCATGAGTCCCATCATAAAGCCGCTGGAACAACTGAATACGTTTACACATGCGCTCATAAAAATGCAAGATTTGCTTATTCCTTCTCCTATCTTTACCCTTAGGAGAGGATAAGCGAATCTTAGACATTGGTACATCGGTGTGGAAGTCGATAGCCGCGCCAACGATAGGTTCTGTGGTGTACCAAAACCTAAATAGCTCTCGCTTTTCCCGCTCCGATTGGGGCAACTCCAAAAAATCGGTAGATAACTGCGGGCTGTAAAAATTAGAGTCTGCACTCATGATGGACCCGGGTCCACCACCACCGCCACCATACCCCCCATAATTACCAAAAAGCCCTGAACAAGAAGCAATGCGAATAGACTGCGATGCTTCTCTACGCGCTTGCTTCTCCAACTTAGTCAAAACCGGCCTTTTCATCTCTTGGACGTCGACTTTCTGAATCGGCTGTCCAACACGCGACTTGGAACTTTTCTTTTCGCTAGTCATGTTCAGTCCCTATTTAAAGACCGCGCCATAAGAGTCTTCACCGTTATCACGCTGATGGCGTAACGCAGCATGAATAGTTTTAGCCGTCTTAGACAGCCTCCCGTGTGCAGTTTTAACTGTATTAACAGCAGACAACAGCCGTGCACGATCAGAAGAACCGCTACCATCAGCTTCGATTTTGTCACTAAGGTCTACCATCAGCTCGATAGTATCCTGCATGGCCAACGTGATGCTATCAATTTTAGAATAGATTTCGCTGTACGACTGAACAATGTCGTCATTAGCCCCATCAGATATGACACCAATAATTTTAACAACTTTAGATAGATTAGCATGAGCAACTCTAACAACAGTTAGAGCCATCGGCAGACGGAGCTGCCTACTTGCAGAAGAACGAGCACCGAGTTCTCGGACAAGTTTATGTGAAATCCCCATAACTTCGTTAAGAGATTTCACAGCAACTCCCATCTTGACACGTATTTCGCTACAAGCAGCAATAATACTGTCATTGCTCAATTTTTCTCTATTACTCACACGTAACACTACCTAGCAGATATTCTCAGGGCCACTTTAACAAGCGGGTCTATCGTATCGGATATTATATCTTCAAGCATGTCAATGCTACGAACGTCCCCGTTCATCAACCGCTCCCATGAACCACCTCTGCTTTGATATTCTTTATAGATCGCCAGGAATTGATCATCATCCACATCGCTCGACTCGAACCCGTGAACCACCAACTCTTTCACAATTTTATAAGCAATTGTATCCTGTACGTCTATATTGTTATCCATCAGTAACAGTATAATATAACAAGTCTATCTTCTCCGTAACATCTTCGGGATAGTACGCTCCCGAGGTGGCGGCCCATGCAACTGTCTCCTTATACGATAAAACTGATTATAGTTATTACCAGTACGTTGGGGCGCCACCGCAAAAGACCCACGATCTAACACGTCAGGATGATCTTTAATATATTCAGAAGCAAGAAGGACACTTCTAACCACCGCATCTGGCACGTCGTCATGCTTGCCAGGCACATTCGGAGCTTCTACGACGGTGATGTTTTTTCCGCCAGAACTAGCCTGAAGCTCTAAAAATTCTTTAATGAAAGGAGAGTGAATCTGAATGTTGTTTTCATCTACCCTGCTAGGATGATTATATAAACCGAGCTGCCTCGTATACATTAACATCTTCGTCGTCTGATACGCCGCCGATGCCTCAGCAGGAGCAAATTTTCTCATCTCAAACTGGGTTAACCCCCTTTTATGTAGCTTCTGCTCAAATATAGGGCCAGCCCACTGGTCAAACAAGCCCTTCACTATGAAGAACTTTCTAGAAAGAGCGTATATCCATTCAATTATGTCGTCAACATCTATCCTCCTAGTATCAGCAAGCTTGTAAGCTTCTCTGACCATTGGAGACGACAAATGCGGATTAGCCTCTTTCCACGGCACACCAGCATACCAAACCTCGTGATATGCCACTTCAACTCTAGACTCATTAAGACGAGTTAACGCGATCGCGCTGCCATCGT